TGCAGTGACCGAATGCGGTTGATCCTAAAGCCGGACCAGCGGCGGTCGTCTGTCTCTACGATAGGCGCAGCCATCAGGCCCATCTCTTTGAAACGCTCTACGGCTTTAGGTGAGCGATTTAGCTGTCTGACCGAATACTTGATACCAAGCTTGTCAAACTCTCGCTTGGTTTGAGCGCACTGTACGCAGGAGGGCAGTTCCCAGATTACGATTCTCAAAGCATTGCTCCCGTCTGGCGCATAATCTCCCTCTTAGCCACAATCATTGCCGCTACGGCTTCGTCGTGACCTACACGCTGAGTCTTTGTCAGCGCCTTTGTGTCTACGTTGTGAATCTTGTTTGAGATGTTCCTGGCCGCATACTCCGATCCGGCACGAATGCCTTGTTTGTATGCCTTGTCCATCTGCTTCCCAAAGAAGAAGTCGGCGCAGTCGTACATAAAGTCTGCCCAGTTACGCCAAATCATCCCACTCCCCCTTGATCTCTTTGAGGGCCTTACGAATGACCTCCGCCGTTGTTTTGTTGCCATTGTTCCATTCTGTATCTGATAGCTGGTGTAGTTCTTCTAGAACTGAATTCCAGCCTAAATCGTAGCCTGACTGAAACAAAGAATCAGTAAAAAACTCGATTTTGCTTTTGATCTCTGAGACTTTCATATCTCTCCTTTCACTGTTCACTGTAGACAGTGCGGAGGGGGAGGGCAAGGACATTTGCCGTGTTGTTATCGTTTTGTTATACACCCGTGATGGTGACGCTGGCACCAGGCTCACGCCCGTCCGCGTAGACCTTGGTGGCTAAGAGGTTTACGACCTGAGAGTCGTCACCCCAGATAAGTTCTGATTGTCCGATTCCATCTAGCAGCCCACGGCAGAGCTTGTCTAGATCGGGTGGCACGATGGGCCAAGGACGCTTCTCTTGCTTGACTGAGGCCGGACGGGGCATAAAGAACACAACCTCTACGCGCACTGGACCAAGGAAGAACAGGTCCTCGTCGCGGGCGCGGGCTTCGGTGCAGACCCTAGCTATCTCTTTGCGCCACTTACGGAGCTTCTCAGAGCTGGCCTCGATAAGTCGCCCCTTGATAATTCGCTTCGATCCCTGGGGCGCAGGATTACCGAAGATTTCAAGATGCAGATTCATACCATTGACGGAGTATGGCAACAACGTGTACCCCCGCCCAAATAAATCCCATTGTAGCCGTTACAGGTTCGGCCTGAACGGAGAGCAGGCACAGCAGCATCGCTGTACCTAGCCCTACGAACATTGTTGTCATTAGAACGGAGTGTCTGACTTGATCACTGGGTTATTGACGTGCAGTGCTGCTACGCGCTTCAGGTCGCCAGTTCGCTTGTCGTTGTATTCCTCTACGCGAGCAGATACATCACCCACAATGTCTACGGTGTCGCCTTCGGCTACCTTCTGGTCTGTCCAGATCTTGTAGTACTCGTCACGGGTGTCGCCCATAACTTCTACCTGAGCCTTGGCGGTAAAGCCCTTGCTGTTTACAAAAGCGACCGTTGCGTTACTGATTTTGATTTGCGCCATTTCCTTATCCTTTCACATGGCTTGGGGCCACACAATCAGCGTTGCCGCAGATACGCTCTCCTGGCAAGATCGGTTGCCCGCTCTCATCCACCGGAGTCACCATATCCGAGGCGAAGTGACCGTGCCAGGGGAGGCATTTGAGGTCACCTTGCTGAATCGTGCTTGCTTTATTGACCCTACAACTTTCGCAGTGCATCCGCAACTTGCGGCGCTTGCGATTGACGGCAAAGGTTTTACCACATTTGTAGCAATCAACAAATTCATCCACACACCTAGCCTACTTGCCCACACAGACATTACACAAAGCGACATTCTTGCCGTGTTCGCATTTGGGGGCAGGTGCGGAATTCTTTTCCATTTCCTTCATCTGTTCGAGATACTGCTTCGAGGCTTCGCGCTCTTTCTCTGACCGAATCCTGTTCTCAGGGGTAGTCGCAGCGTTCTCCCAAGAATCGCTGTTCAACCAGGTTGCCGGATACTTCGTGAACTCTGGATCTCGCTTCGGGTCGTTGCGGTAGGCAATCACCCCCGCTAGGACATCCTCAAACTTTGCTCGCTTCAGCGCAGACTTGAAAGCCCTAAACGCTTTGGCCTTGTCAAGCTTCCGAGGATAGGCGTTCCAGAACTCTGTAAAAAGTTCCTCAAATTGCGCTTTAGTTCTCTCGTTATTCTTAATATCTTTTTCTTCTATAGATATATGTTCTTCTTTGTGTGCTATTTCACCGTGACGGGGTTTTACCGTGACGGGGTTTTGGAACGGGTCTGTCGTAGTCCAGTCGTAGTCGGCAAACGTGCCATCAGCGTTCTTCTTCTGAGTCTCTGATCTACGCAGATACCCGTGTGTTTCCAGCTCTGTAACGGCACTCTTGATAGTGCCAATGCCAGTTCCGTTGCTCTTTGCTAATGCCCGCACGCTCATATTCCAGCCCGGACTGTGACTCATAATCTGCGACAGCAGCCCAATCGCCTTCAGGCTCAGTCGCGTGTCCCTGAGCCAGGAGTTTGGGATCTGGGTGAAGTGGTCGTCGAAAGAGTGATAGCCCCTTATCAGAGGCATTAGAACATACCCTCAGGAGGCTCTACACGCGTCTTAGAGCCGTTTTCTTCCAACACATACCAATTACCATCACACTCGTCATAAACGGGGTCTGAGAAGTCCTGCCAGCTAGAGAGCTTGTGACCGAATCTCCGAGCATCCTCGGCAGCCACCTCGCTTGACTCCATACGGAAGTTGTATTCCTCACAGACCATTAGCAGGTTTTGGTAATGATCTAGAAGCTTCGAGCCTCCCATCTGGCGGTTCTTGCGATGGTGGACAACCAAATCTATGTCGGTCCCACAGTGCAGACAGTAGGGGTCGCGTAGCTTTAGCTTTTGTCTAATACGAGGGGTTATGCTCATTTCATCTCCGCTTGCATTAGCTTCACCTGAGTCCCTAGAGCCATCAGTGAAGTCTCAATAGTCTTTATCTTTACCTTGATTCGGTTGTGTTCTGCGCGTCTAAGGTCACGCTGCAACCGAGCATCAGCAGATTCTAACTTAGCGAGCGCCGAGCGATCTGCGACAGTTCCTTCGTTCTTTATGAAGGCTGTCTGCTCAACAGTGTCAAGGTGGTGTTCGGCTTCGGCCAGAGCGACCTCAGCTTCGTATAGCGCGTCTGCGCCTCGGCTATTCTCCTGTGTTAGCCGGGCGATCTCCTGTACGACTTGAGATGGAAGCACTTAGCCTCCAAAGGTGGTGTAGGAGTTCAACGTTCCAGAAGTCAGCTTCATCTTGCTTACCCCTTCTCAACGCTGATTGGTAAGCTTCCGTCAGCTCCTTCACCTTCGCCACTAGCACCGAGGACTTTCGCACGTTCCTCAATCCTTTCTAGTGTCTCCGGTGAGGCACCCTCTGTTTTCGCCTGAGCGTATAGCCAGCGTAAGCCGCCTACATCGGTAATCTTATCTGCTTCTTGCAACCAATTCTTGCCAGGGGCTGTCGGAGTGACGCCCTTGTTGGCCTTGGTCATTTCTTCGCGAGTTGCTCGCTTATTTCCTGAATAGCCTGCGTTCGCAAGACCTCGGCCAATGGCAGATGTCTCGGCGTTTTCGAGGGCAGCAGTTTGGTTCGCACCCTGACCGCCATCCACCTCAAACGCGAGGCCAGTAGCTTTCGGCAAACGGTTCGCTTGGTCGCCTGCCGTGAGAAATATGCTTGCGCGAACAACCCAAGTTGCGACCGAACGGTCCACCGGAGTCGTAAGATTTTCCGTCTCAATGCGTCCATCTGGGTTTTCATCGTAGAACCTCCTAATTCGTTCTTCTACTGTTTCGTAATCATTCAGGTTGAATCTCGGCATCATCTTCCTCGCTTTCAACTAGAAACTGCCAGCCCTGGGCCATCCAGAACCAGTGATCCATCTCCATAAGGCTGATTCTTTCCAGCCCCTCTTTATCGTTTACCTTTATGCCGTCTACCAGGCCTGTGACCTGCGTGACGCCTTTCTGAATCGTGACGTAGCTACCAATCCCTAAATCCACGTCGTTCCTTTCTTATTTATGACTAATGATGGCACTCCCGCGCGTAACTGTCTACTTACGACACGCTCAGGCCCTCCCTTAGTCTCGATCGTTCCCCATTTAGCGTCGCCCATTTCGTGCAGCACTTGGGACTTTAGCTTCGTAACAGCCCTAGAAGCCGTGTCAGAGGCCTCTTGGGCCTTGATAAGGTCAATCCCTAGCTGACCTAGTTCGACCTCTCTCAAGTCAATCTCAGGCGTCTCAGCCCTAACTGCGTGATAAGTAGCGTCAGAGCCGTCCCAAGCTGGCTTGTGGTCGTCAGTGACGCAGTGCCAGAACTGCTCAAGCATTTCGTTTTGTACATTTATCTGTCCCTGACTGAATGGCACGTCGTATTCGTTCCAAGTCATTCCGGCCAGAGCGACAATCACACCACGCTGGATCTTCAGCACTCCCATATAGTGCAGCACCTGAGCTACATAGGCAGGGGGAACCGACTCCCAAGTCTGCCGAGAGGTCTTGACCTCGATGATCATTAGCTCGCCAGTCTCTGTGTGACGCGCGATAGCGTCGGGGTTGGCGTGGCGATACTCGCAGTGTTCGTCTTGATAGGTCCCTGTGAGCATTACTTCCCAGTCAGGGTGTTCCTCAGCCCATAGTCCCAAAATGGGACCCTCAAAAGCTTTACCGAACCGAATAGCCCAGTTCTCTTTTATCTGGCTGGGGATCTTTCCGGTCTTTTTAGCCCAGAGGGCGTAGGCGCTCTCGTAAGGGTTCAGACCGAGTATGGTGCCTACTTCACTACCTCCGATGCCATTAGACCGCTCAGAATGCCACTCAGGGCTTCCTGGGTCGTATACACCGAGTAGTTTCGCTCCGTTTAGGACGGGCGGTGCGTAAGTTTTCATTTCCCTCCAATGTCAGGTAGCCTTACCCTATGTTGTCCCAGGGACTTTTTACAAGCGCGTATATGAAATTGTTATCTTCTATACGTTCTGCTGGCGGAGTGCCGTGCGAGAAAAACTCTGATCTGTGGTTCCCAGAGGACTTTGACGACCCAGAGGTAAGGCACCAGGCGACAGTCGTTGCAAAGGGTATCTGTTATGAATGCCCAATCAAGACTGAGTGTTTTGAGTATGCGCTAGAGACGCGACAGAAGCACGGCATCTGGGGCGGGACCAGTCCAGACGAACGCTAATTTGACAAGCTGATTGCTTGTCTTTAGATTGTGCGTATGCAAGATGCCAGAGAGTATTTGAAACTAGCTGAGGCCATAGCCAAAGCCCCCATTATCCCCCCGTGTATGAACACCGATCCTGAGATCTGGTTTCCTGTTTTGGAGAAGGATCAGAGCCAAGCCAGGACTGCTAAGAAGCTATGCGCCGTGTGTCCGGTAAAGGCAGAGTGCTTGACCTATGCAATCAAGATGAATGAGACTGACGGTATCTGGGGAGGGCTTACTTTGAGGGAGCGTCGTCAGCTAGGTCAGGGTCTGAGTCGGGAGAGTTTGAAACGTCCTCAAAATCAAAGTCGCCGTCCTCGTTCACAGCAAGGGCATCCTGAACAGCCTCAGAGTCAGACTTAGCTACAGCAGCGCGGTATGCGTTCTGAATGTCCTTGACCTCTAGGGTTCCCTTCCAAGCAAGCGATACGCCCATTGTCGTAAAGACAACAGCAAAGGCAGAGCCGACACCGATAATCGAACCCATTAGCCAGTCTCCGGCCACAGCACCGATCGCAGTGCCTCCGAAGAACGTAGCGAGGGTAAGACCGAGTGATCTAAGACCGAATTGCTTTAGATACTCTTTTAGCATAATTCCTTCTTACAGTGAGGGCAGGCGTACACTATTTTACTCTTGACCTGCTCCACCACCTCTTCGACTTTCTCGTCCGCTTGTTTTTCCTCTGTCCCTTTGGTGTTTTCGAGAATGAGTTTGTAGAGGTCCACTTTTGCGGCTGTGACACCAAAGACTCCCTTCAGCGTTTTCGAGGCGGTTGCGTGTAGGTGAGGACCAGACGACATACCTGAGTTGCCGATCTTGCCGACTGTCTGTGACTTTACGAGCTTGTCTCCGACCGAATACCCTGGCTTTTCGTCCATATGGCAGTAGGCCAAGTACCAGACTTTGCCGTCTTTATCCATTGCTGTCTGTACAAGCACCCAGCCGAG